GTGGTATGTTTTAGCTGAGAAAGCACTTCAGGAAGTAGCTTCCAGGGACTTTTCTAAGCTCGCAGTGACACAGTTAGCAACAATGGCAGCTATTGCACAAGATAAAGCCAGGGCACTGGAAGGAAAGCCGACTGAGATAATTATGGCTTACACTATGGTTTTAGATAAGTTAATGATTGACAAAGATGAATATAATAGAAAGTATGGAGTGATAGACGTAAACTAATGGCACTACCTTTAATAGCAATTTCTACGATAATAACTACAGCCTACAAGCTGGTTAACATAAGAAGAAAGAACAGAGAAAGTAAGAAACTAATGTATGAAATAACAGGAGAAATAAAGATGGATAAAGACTGGTATTTATCAAAGACACTTTGGGCAAATAGTTTAGCACTTATTGCTTTTATTGTCCAGGGGAAGTATGGGTTTGTCATTCCACTTGAATGGCAGGCTATGGGGCTGACAGTAGTAAATTTTGTGCTAAGGGCAATAACAAGAAAATCAATAGTATGGTAACACAGGAGAAAAATTATGCTTAGCGGATACAGTAATCCATTATACCTTCCAAGCCTGCCAAATCGTTCAGTGGCAGATGCGCTTGCAAATTTAACAGTTGATGCAACCACAGAAAAAGCTGCATTTATAGTAGAAGTACCCAAAGATGGCACAATAACAAAGGTATTGTTCAGATTTGGTACAATTACACTTATGGACCCACTTGAGTTGGGTTTAGAGACAGTTGGAGCAACCACAGGAGACCCATCAGGCACTCTTTACGGTGGTAGTGATGAGGCAGCATTTACTCCTGCTGCAACAGATGATGATACATTTCGTATTGTAACACTTGCCGTTGCTGCAACAGCAGTCAAAGGTAACCAGATTGCAGTACAGATTGATGTTCCTACATGGACTGATGGTAATTTTACTATTCAGTATTTAGGTTCTGGAATATCACAGCAGTTTCCTTATTGTGATGCTTATGTCGGTGCTCCTGCATGGGCAAAAGCCACAGGCTGTCCTATTCTTGCATTTGGTTATTCAGACGGTTCATGGGAAGTTCCTTTTGGTTGTTTTCCTGCCACGCCAGTCACAAGGTCATATGACTCAAATGATGCAATAGATGAGTATGCAAACAAGTTCTATATGCCAGTTAAGGCAGAAGTTCATGGTGTGTGGGCTGTCCTTGATATGGATGAGGGTGCAAGTTTTCATCTTTATGACAATAGTGCTACTCCTGTTGAGCTTGCTGCAACAGCAGTACAGGACAAAGATATTCGTATAGATGCAAATGTAGGCTTGAAGTTTGTTCAGTTTGCTACGGCTGTAACTATAGGCCCAGGATATTATTATTTATCATGTAAACCATCTACTACTACTGCGGTTGTTGTACAGGGCTATCAGTTTCCAACAGCAGCACTTACTGTAGGTGAAGGCATTACTGATATTGAAAAGATTATGGAAGCAGTTGAGTTTGGTGCTAACTGTTATGAGGTAGGTCGAGTAGATGCAGGTATATGGACTCATTTTGATATAAGTAGAAGGCTTAAAATGGGTATTATACTTGGTAGTTTCTAAGGGGGTTATTTATGTATAAGTGGTTAATAGGAATAGTAACAATAATTTTATTGTCAGCAGGTCTTTTAATAGCCCTACCATATCAACCTAAGACAACACTGACATGGGATGCTCCAACAACTAACATAGATGGCTCACCTTTGACTGACCTTGCAGGTTTTAAGGTTTATTGGGGAACAGTCAGTGGTACGTATATAGGGGTTAAGGATATAGGAAATGTAATGACAGTAAATATTGCTCAGACTATGGCTATAACACCAAAAGGTAATTATTGCTTTGTGGTAACGGCATATGATGTTGCTTTGAACGAGTCAGATTATTCCAATGAAGTCTGTGCTATGTTCTCAAAGAAGGCAAGTCCACCTAAAACTCTGGGGATACAGTAAAATGTCCGTTCATCGCATGCCTATACTTGGTTGGGGTACAATTCCTAATTCTTCTGGTAGTGTTTTCTTTGAGCCATATAATATCAAGGCTACTAATGATGTGTGGGATAGACTTGTCTGTATTTTTAATGATACCGCTACTCGTATTGGTCTGGCAGGCGGATTTACTGTCCCAAAAAATTATGTGGGTTCTGCAAAACTAATTATTGTTTGGACTTCTACGGCCACTACAGGCGATGTGGAGTGGGATTTTGATTATAGAGCAGTAGGCGGTGATAATACAGAAAGCCTTGACCAAGCAGGCACACAGCAGTCTGTTAACCTAAATGATACTGCGCCTTCGGCAGCAAATAGAAGAATGGAATGCAGTATAGTTCTAACAGATTCTAATTTTGCAGTTGATGATGAAGTAGAATTTGAGCTTTTTAGAGATGGTACTGATGCAGGTGATACTATGGCTGCTGCTGCCATAGTATTTTCTGTTATGTTTGAATATGCTGACGCTTAGGAGAATTAATGTCGAGAAATTTTAATGGTTCATCTGATTATATTAATATAGGTAGTAACACCGTCCCAAAACCACCAATGACTGTATTTTCTTGGATAAAAATACCAACTTTTGCAGTAGAGGGAAAGATTATCGCTCGTTGGGATGATAGTGGTAGTAATTCCCATTTTTTGTTAAATACAAACACAGATAGTACTATTGGTTTTATAGTAAAAAATTCCTCTGACCTTAATCGCTGGGGACGAAAGTCAGGGACACTTTCTACAGGTATTTGGTATGCTGTAGCTGGTGTGTCAGATAATATTGGTCTTACAGGTGTAAAAGTTTATATTAATGGAGTGGCCTATTCTAATGTTTGGGTAGATGATGATATTGGCACTAATGCTAATTCTACACAACTTACTTTAGGGGCAGGACAAGATGGTGCGAGTATGATTAACCACTTCAATGGTGTTATGGCAGAGACGGCTATATGGAATGTTTTATTAACTGACAATGAAATTGCCATGTTAAGTCGTGGTATTTGTCCTGTTCGTGTAAGACCGGCTAATTTATATAGCTATCACCCTTTATATGGTGCATCTTCACCAGAGGTAGATTTATCTGGTAATCTTAGAAATGGCACAGTTACCGGAACTACTCAAGTAGACCATCCCTCTATAGTCCCGCCCTTTGGTTTTGACATGGGCTGGATGGGGGCTTATACAGTCCCGGCTGGTGGTGGTATTTCCATCCCTGTAGCTCAGCATCACTATAACCAAATGAGGAATATTTAATGGCAATTTTACTGCCTCAGTCAACAGCTTACACTTTTAGGTTAGGTCCGTTCCTTGATTCTACTGATGGAAATACACAGGAAAATGCCTTAACTGTTGCTTATACAGATGTCTTGCTTTCTAAGGCTGGCGGGGCTTTAACTGCGAAGGCTGAGACTACAAACTTAACAGGTACAGGTGCAAATGCTCATTATACCTGTATACTGGGTACTGGTGATACAGGTACTCTTGGGGCTTTGCGTGTATGGTGTCATGTCACAGGAGCTTTGTGTGTATATCGGGATTTCCTCATAGTACCTGCACTTGTATATAATAGTCTGGTTGCTGGGTCTGATAATCTTCAAGTAGATACTACTCAATGGCTTGGCACAGCTTGTGCTACTCCTACAATAAATGGAGTTCCAGAAGTAGACCTTACTCATGTAGCTGGGGCTACAACTAATGTAGCTGCATTAGCTACAAACGTGGATGCTATACTGACAGATACTGCGGTTATAGGGACAACAGGACAGGGTTTAACTTCTTTAGCAACACAAGCAAGCGTTAATACTGTTGATGATTTTATTGATACAGAAATAACAAATATCCAGTCAAGACTTCCAGCAGCTTTAACAGCTAACGGAAATATGAAAAGTAGTTTAGTAGAAATTTTAACAACTGCTCTTACTGAAACAGCAGGTCAAATTGCAGCAGCCTTTAAACAGTTCTTTGATGTCGGTACTCCTACTGGCACAATGAAGGCTATTACCAATGTTGTTACAGCTACAAATTTGACAACTAACAATGATAAAACTGGATATAGTATTAGCGGAACTAAGACAACGCTTGATGCCTTAAACGATGTTTCTACCTCACAGGTTAACACTGAAGTAGACACCGCCCTTGCAGATATTAATCTTGACCATATAGCAGGTACGGCAACAGCTATACCGGCAATTCCGGCAGGTACTTATATTGACCAGATGATGGATGATGGTACGGCAGTGTATGATAGGACTACAGATAGTTTGCAAGCTGTGCGTGATTATGCAACTACTGTTAAAACTGATACAGCAGCTATCCTAACAGATACAGCGGAGATTGGTGCAGCAGGGGCAGGGCTAACAGCTGTTGGGGTCGGTGTTGGTGGCATACAAGACATATCTTTTGCTGCTGGTGCAATAAATGCAGCAGCAATAGCAGCAGATACTTTTACATCATCTGAATTTGCAGCCAGTGCAGCAGAGAAGATTGCGGATGCAATACTGAACAGGAATGTAGCAGGTGGTAGCAACACAGGCAGGCTTGTGAAAGAAGCATTATATTTACTTAGAAATAAATCAGCAATAGCTGGTGGGACACTTACAGTGTATCAAACAGATGACACTACAAGCCAGTGGACAGGCACAGTCACTACAGCAGCCTCAGACCCACTTTCAGGGATTGACCCAGCATAATGGAGACGACATGAAGAAACTACTTATAAAGAAATGGAACGGTCTTGCAGTATGGATGCTCAGAAAGACTGGTGCTTGGGATAATATAATTACTGAGCTTATAAGGATAACCGAGAAAAGTATCAAACTTGAGATAGAAAAAAAGAAAGCAGAAAATGATAAAAAGGAGTTTGATAACCTTCCTGCTTATACTAAAAGAGCAATCGAGTTAGTAAAAGGCCATGATAGTCTTGAAGTCTCTGGTGAGTCTAAGAGGCATAGTGTTTATTCCAAACTCATTAAAGAATTTCCTGAAGTCCCAAAGAGAGACTTGGGACTCTCTGTAGAGGTTGGGGTTCAGCGGTTATAAAAAATGTATCATCCTTACTTCACATTTACATCAGGAGAAGCAACAGAACCAGAAGAGAATATATGGTGGGATAGAGCCAGGAGAAGGAAGCAGAGAGAAATTGCTTATCATAATATGAAGATGAGAAATAGAAAACCAAGAGGAATAAAGTTTATGTCTCTTCTTATTTCTGCTTTATGTACTATAAGTTTATTCTGGTTTTCATATACAATAAGTAAAGTAGATTGGAATAATATGTCTGATGAAACTAAAATATTTCTTGTAAAGATACTAAAAACAGATTTAATCAAAGAGTCTCCTGGGTGTACTGGTGGTCAGATATTGTTAGAGGAAAAGGGTGATAAATATATATTTCATTATAGGTGTATAGAAAATGGTGTATAAAAATTGTAATTTACTGTGTAATATGTATGTCAGAAATAATTATACAAAAGTTATTGCCAACAGATGTTTCCCATGTTGTATGCAGAAAGTGCATGAATAAATGACAAAAGTATTTGATAAATTAGAATTGCTTAGGCAATTAGGATTACAAAGCAATCCTATTCAGGATGCGTTTGTAATGTCTGATGCAAGATTTAAGATATTTCGTGCAGCAAGACGTGTAGGAAAGTCATTCACTGCTGCTAAAGATGTACTTGCAGATGTTTTAATGCCAGGAACACGTGGATGGATTATTGGCCCAAGTTATGAGTTAGCTGACAAAGAATTTCGTTATATCTATGATTTCCTAATAAGAGCAAATAAAAAATTAGGTCTGCCTCTGCCAGAGAAAGTAAGAGCTAATCCTAAAGCAGGAGACCTTTATATATTAACACCCTGGGGTAGTGAGGTCGTTGGAAAGACTGCTGATAAACCGCAGGCATTGGTTGGGGAAGAACTTGATTGGTTAATTCTCTCAGAGGCAGCCAGCCATAATGCAGACACATGGGGCAGGTATTTGAGACCAACACTTATTACAAGAGCAGGCAGGGCAATATTCCCAACTACTCCTGATATTTCAGGTAAGTGGCTATATGATATAGAGATGGAAATTGGTGGAAGAATATCTGAGAAAGAGTGGAAAGTATTTACTTGTGCTGCATGGGATGCAGGGCACATTTCTAAAAACGAGATAGAGTCTGTGCGACAAGCACAGTCAGAAGATTACTTCTTAGAGCAGGTTGGCGGTGAGTGGATATTCTATATTGGAAGAGTATTTAAAGCATTTAATCCTGCTATTCATATAATAGAGCCATTTGATATCCCTGCTAACTGGCCTATGTGGGAGGGTATAGATTATGGTGCGAGAGATGCTACGGCTGTTATGTTTCTTACCAGGTCACCAAGTGGGAGCTTTTATTTTATTGATGAATACTATGCAAATGATAAGCCCACAATAATACATTGTGAAAATGTTATGTCAATGGAGACCAGGAGACCAAATGTGCGTGTGTCAGACCATCATGCACTCGGTAAACAACTTGTTCTTGATTGGGGTAGATATGGTCTGCCAACAGTAAATAATCCTATTAACAGGAAGAGTCGTAGAGATAGACTTATGGCATTACTTGAGCCAAGACCAAATAATATACCCTGGCATATCACAAACAGGGAGACAAACAGCTCAGATGATAGTGGTAAATATCCATCTGTATTTATATTCAAGGGTAAATGTCCTAACTTCACTAAAGAACTAATGTATCTTAAATGGAAGGAAGGGTCAAGACAGGAGGGGACTTTGGGAGATACAATAGGTGCAGACCATGCAATAGATGCTGCTGAATACATTACATCTTATGTCTCTAAGGGGAATCTACTTGGACACAGAGAAAAGATTGTGCATGTACGACCACCATCAAATTCTCTTACAGGATATTAATTATGATTATTGACGACATAGATAAAGATAAAGTAGCAGAGTTCATTAAATCAAGTTTTGATAGCTGGAAATCTGCCAGGCAGGAGAAAGAGACTATGTGGCAGTCATGTGTTGATAACTACCTAACTACTATTGATACTTCTAAGTATGATGAATGGCCCTGGCGTAGTAAGGTATGTGATACTATGAGCCAGGAGACAGCAGACACAATAGCTTCTGCATTAAGAAATGCTTTATTCCCTTTGACAGAAGACTATTTCAGTCTTAAAGGCACAGATGAGTTAGGTATTAAACATGAAGCACATACAGAAGAATATCTCAAGAAACAACTGAAGTCAGCTAAGTTCCAGGAGAAGATGCGAGTATTTTTGAAACAGCTTGCAGTTCTTGGAAACTCTGTGGCACTTATTCCCTGGACTAAGTGTACTAAAAGTAAGAAGAAAAGAGTAATAGAGAATGGTACAGTAAAAGTAAAGAATATAAGGAAATCACTTTATGATAATTTTGATATAGAAACACTTGATATACTTGATGTTGTATTTGACCCAAATAAACCATATACCAGAGAGTCTATGTGTATTTATAGAACATATAAATCAATGGTAGAATTGAAAGCTAATAGTAACTATGATAAAGAAGGTCTTGACTTAATTGATTCTGGATTTGAGCAGTACCAGATGAAGACAGATACTACAGTAGATAAATATAAAAGAGCACAAGCATTTGGTCTTACATATGACCCTGATACTGATGACACAGAATTACTTGTGTGTTACGGGACATTTGAGATAGATGGTGTAGTGTATGAAGACTATATGGGAATAACAGGTAATGGTGTTCTATTGAGGTTTGAATCTAACCCATATTGGGGTGGATGCCCTGTGTTTCTTGGCACATATGACCCATTGTGGTTTTCATCCTATGGTAGAGGCCCACTTGAGCCAATATTAGGAGTACAGGAGTTAATAAATACTTTTACTAATCAGAAAGCAGATATTCTAAATCTTATAATCATGGGCACATTTGCCTATGTAAATGATGGTGTTATAGACCCTGATAGTCTTTTCCTGAGACCTGCTGGTGGTATTGAGGTTGGTGATATAAACAACATCAAGCCTTTGAATCCAAGCAGTAATGTAGCCCTCACTTATCAGGAAATTGCAATGCTTCGAGAGAGAGGGGAGCGTTCTTCTGCTGCTTCAAACTATGAGGTAGGAGTACCTGGTGGTGGAAGAAAGACTGCTTTTGAAGCATCAATACTCAAACAGGGTTCTGCTGGTAGATTTGGTGATGTAGTAAAACACACAGGAGATGGTGTTGTAGAGTCAATGTTGGAATTTATGTTGGACTGTTTAAAACAGTTCAAATATGGTAGTGGAGACATAGAAGATGAGGCTCTGCTTGGTGAGTATGAAGTAAACTATTATGGAGCAGACACAAGCGTAGTGAGGCAGACAATGCTTCAAGCATTATTGGGATACTTGGACATTTCTGCAAGGATGCCTACTATGCAGGAAGCTATAGACCCATTAAAGTTGTCAAGTTTGATTAAGAAGTATTTGGGATTAACAGAAGACTTTACTAAAACACAGGAGGAAATAGATGCTGAAAGAAAACGTCAAGAGGCTCTTCAAATGGCTTTGTCTCAAAAGTCTCAGCCTGCTGAACAAGGAGCAGGAGATATGTCAATGCCAGGAGAAATGCCAGAAGGTATGCCTTACTAAAGAAGAAGCTGATGCTTCTCTTGCAAATGGTGCAACCTCTGGATTTTGGAAAGCACTTCTTGTCTATATAGAGTTAGCATCTGATACTAACAAGATGATGTTGATAAATATAAAGGAGGGAGGCATAGAGAATAAATATATGTATATGCGTGGATACATTGCAGGACAGCGTGATGTAGTTCATAGAGTTGAAACCGCTGTCAGAAACATGACCCTTCGTGAGAAGGAAAATCATAAGGAGAAAAAGTAATGGCTGATATAAGACCAATCCAGTCTCAAGATAAACAAGTTGCAAAACCAGTCCTTGAGCGAAAAGCAGGTGTGAAAGTATTTGATGCACCTGTAAAAGTGGAAAAATCTACAGAATTGGGTGATTCTGAGACTCCAATAACACCTGTAATTACAGCATCTAAGGCAACTATAGTCTATAAGTCAGACATAGAACCTGAAGATGTAGGAGTTGCATCCGGTGACGGAGAAGGAGCTAAACCTTCGGAAGAAAAAGTAGAAAATACTAATGATGTATTGCCAGAGAAGTTTAAGGGAAAGTCAATGCAGGATGTTGTTAAATCCTACACTGAGCTTGAATCCTTAACTACAAGGCTCGCACAGAAAAACATGGAACTGGAAAAGTCATATGCAAAGCCAGCAAATGAGATTCCAGAAGATGTTGAATTGCCTGATAATTATTCTGACCTTATGCTGGATAATCCAGCAGAAGCTAAGAGGATATTACAGAAAGCTATATCAACTGCTGTGGCTAAGGAGTTGAATAAAGCAAAGGCAGAAAGTGCTTCTGTGGGTGAGGAAGAAGACAAAACAAATGCTTTAAAGTTTGTTATGGGTGAGTATCCAGAATACTACTCTTCTGACCACTCTAATACAGTAAATGCTTTGGCTATGAGCTACCCTTCTGGAACTTATACCGAAAGGTATAAAAAAGCCTGTGAAGACTATTCAAAGTTGAGACAGGATGCCAGAGTTGAAGTCAAGAAGGAAGTTCAAAAGGAAATAAAGGATGTTGAGCAGATGAAAGAATCTGCTATTATTCCTGGAAACACCCCTAAGAAGGTGGAGAAGAAAAAGTACATCAAAAGGTCAGAGATAAATCATCTGATAACTTCTAACCCTGGAATGTATGCAAAAAAAATTGATGAAATTCGTATTGCTGTCAGAGAGGGAAGGATTTTAGAGGATGCTTAAAAACTCAAATTTATGGCAAGAAAGGAAGGTGAAATAAATAATGGCTACTGGAAATATAACAGTTTCAACTGCTGGGGTATTTATACCGGAAGACTGGATTAATGAAGTTAGGGCTTATAGGGAAGCAAAGCTCGTAGCTGCAAATCTTATTAAGCGTGTAGATTTCGTGGGGCAGAAGGGAGATGTGTTACATATACCTGCTGTTACTGAGATGACTCCTCGTTCAAAGACTGCATCTAATAATGTAACTTATGAGACCTTCACTGAAGGTGAGTTTACTCTTACTATTGATAGACACAGGTATGCTGCGTTTAAGATAGAAGATTTAGCTGCAATTCAGTCAAAGTATGACCTTCGTTCTCTTTATACCAAAGGTGCAGGATATACAATAGCAAAAGATATAGATTCTTATATTCTTTCTCTTGGTTCTGGTCTTGGTAGTAGGATGATTGGTTCTACTGGTGCTACAGCCTGGGACCCAAATGCAAGTGCAAATACCGGAAACGGTACTGACTTAGCAGAAGCAGGTATAAGGCGTGCAATCGAACGTCTTGATACTGCCGATGTCCCTGATGATAGTAGGTATCTTGTTGTCCACCCTGTTCAGAAAAATGTACTTCTTGCAATCGCAAGGTTTACAGAGTATCAGATGTTAGGGCCTGGTGGAATACCTATTAAGTCTGGTCAGTTCGGTGAGATATTTGGAGTACAGACGTTTATTACAACGAGAGTACCTCAGATTCTTGCTACTGATGCAAGCACTGCTTACCATGAGAATTTGCTGTTCCATAAAGACGCATTTGTAATCGCAGTTCAGCTTGAACCTCGTGTTCAGGCAGACTATGATATAGATGCTCTTGCTTGGAAGGTTGTAGTTGATAACGTCTTCAAGGAAGGCGAATATCGAGACGACCATGCAAATAGCTTGGTTTCACCAGTATTGTAATAGTGGAGTGTTACCACCGACTCTATAAATCAACGGTGGGTGGTTTTGGTAGTTGAACCACTATAATCAACTACCATATAATATAAAGGAGTTTTAATGCAGGATGCTTTAGGACACAAAGTAGTAATAGATAATAAATTTATACACTGTATAAACTGTGGAGCAACTATAG